TCATCGCTGCGGAGTCCGCGAACTTCGCGAAGTTCTGGTAGTAGGAGTCTCGCGTCGACGCGTCGACCTCCTCGGGGTACAGCGCGAACCGAAGGTCGGTTCGAGCGTCCGCTGCCGAGCTCTCGACGGCGTCGAGTTCGTCCTGGGTCGCCGTCTCGAAACTGAGCTCGCCGGTCCCGATCGCGTTCTGCGAGACGTCGACAGTCAGCGTTCCGTTCTCGTCGTCGTAAGTGACGTCGAGCCCGTTCCCAGCAGCCAGCAGCGCGGCGACGACGTCCTCGATATCTTCATCGGTCTTACTGATTGGTCGGAGTGTCATCAGATCACCTCAGGTCCCGTCCTCGATGTAGAGCATGTCCTCGGCCTCGTCGTAGGCGATCGATCCCTCTGGCATGTCGGTTGGAATGTCGGATTTCGTTGCATATCTCGGGATGGTCAGCGTCTCGTTGATCGTCGCCACCTCGAACGTCCCCTCCGGAGCACGGTTCAGTTCGGTCGCCGTGTCGGCGCTGGTGTCGATCTCCCCGATCTTCAGCGACGAGTCCGACGGCGCCGCGCCGGTCGTGTTCACCACGATCGTCGGCGAGTCGTTCGTGCCGATGTTCCCGTCGACGAAGACGTGGTTCACGGCGCCGTCGGTCAGCGCGAGGCCGGCGCGCGCGTCCAGGTGGACGACGTGGTCGACGCGATGGCGGGTCTCGCCGGTCGAGGCCGCCGTCGCCGTGTCCCCGAGGAGGTACGCTTTCCCCTCGGAGACGTCGAACGTCAGGGCGCCGTAGTCGATGTTCTGGAGCTCGAGGCCGTACTCGACGTAGTCGGTGATGTTCGACCGGCCGAGGTGTTCGGCGAAGTTGGCCGCGTCGTCGGGGTCACCCGACTGCGGGAAGCTGTGGTCCGCCATCGGTCACCTCGTCTGCTCCAGCGGCACACGGAACTCCGAGCGCTCGCCGGCGTTGACCGTCACCGGAGCGCGGACCTCGCGCAGCACCAGGACGTCGCCGGCGAACAGGCCGAACTCCGTGATCGCCGTGTCGGCCGGTACCTCGAGGCCGCCGGAGACCTCGATGGCGTACTCTTCGATGCCGTGACCGGCCTCGAAGACGCCGTCCAGGTCGCGGGCCTGCTCCTCCTGGAGCTCCTGGTCGTCGATCGATGGCGGGTCGGTGCCGGTACCGACCGCGACCGCGTCGATCGGGCCGGATGCCAGTCCGGCTGCTCTATCGCCGAGCCATTCGAGTCCGTCGTCTGTGATGGTGCTTGTCATGGTTGGTTGTCAGGAAAGGGTACCTTCGCCGAGCTCACCGGTTCCCAGGCCGCTCGTCGACGTGATGACGCGCGTCCCGCTGCTGGTCGGCGTCACCGTATCGCCCTCGAGCAGGTAGTGAACCGGATCCAGGCGCTCGATAGCGAGCGGGTCGGCGAGGTCGGCGAGGGTACGGACGGTGCCCGTCTCGTGGGCGGTCCAGTCCGTGAGTTCGATTTCGTACTTGTTCGCGTCGAAGTCCTCGAGGACGTCGACGACATCGGTGTCGACGAGCAGGCCCGAGGAGACGGCCTGCTTGACGCCCGGGATGGTCCCGACGCCCTGGAAGAACGCCATCAGGGACATCAGGTACGCCCGGTAGGAGTCGTCGTCGCGACCGCGGCGCCGCCCGAGCACGCCGTACTCGTTCCCGATGAGGTTCAGCTCCTGGCCGGTCGCAGTCTCGATGTGGATCTCGTCCTTGACTTGCGCGAGATCCGCATCGAACTCGTCGAGCTCGCCCTGGTGGGCGTCGAGCCAGGGCTCGAACTCCATCGAGTCGTCGTACAGCGGGAACAGCGACGGGAGGCGGCCGCGGAGCGTCTGGTCGGTGTCCTCGGCCATCTTAGACCTCCGTCACCGTGGCGTCCCCGACGACCGACTTCTCCTGCGTCCCGAACGTGACGTCGTGGTCGACCTGGTGGTCGACGGTGAACGTCTCGCCGTCGTCGGGCGCAGCGCCGCCGATCGACCAGTCGATCGCGTCCGGCGTACCGTCGCCGGAGTCGTCGACCTCCTGGTAGTCGGTCCCCTTCTCGTACTGGTCGCCGGAGTCGTCCTCGACGTTCGCGACCGAGCCCGCGACGATCGGGGCGCGGTCGAGCGCGTAGACGCTCGTGCCGGCCTGGTACGTGTGGACCTCGTCGACGGCGGTCGTCGTCAGCGAGTCGATGCCCTCGATCCCGTCGTCGGCGTTCATGATCGTCTGGATCACCCGGTCGATGACGTACGTGTCACCGAGGCCGAGGTTGCCGACGTAGGTGCGGAGGTCCTCCTCGACGGCCGCGACGTCGACGTCGGAGCCGGAGACGTCGGCGGTGATGTCGAGGGTGACCTGCGTCGGGCGGACGAGCGTGCCCTCGATGGCGACCGGGCGGAGCTCGTCCATCTTGTCCCGCAGCGCGTCGTCGCTCGGGCCGCCGTCGACGACGTAGTCGAAGGTGTTCTCGTCGGTGTCCTCGACGATCTCGACGTTCTCGCTGTCGAGGCCGGCGAAGGCAGCGATGAGGCCGTTCTCGACGCCCTGGAGGGTGCCGCCGCCGGAAGTGCCGACCAGCGACTCCTTCGCGCGAGCGCGCAGCTCCTCGTCGGTCTCCTCGTCCTCCCCGCCGGTCGTGGCCTCGGGGTTGGTGACGGGCGGATTCCCGCCGACGCCCGGGACGGACTGGGGGAGGAACGTGATCGTGCCGGCGCCGACGTTGTAGTCGGTGCCGCGCTCGGCGGCCTCGATGTCGACGTCGACGGAGCTCTCTCCCTGGGGCGATACAACTTCCGTGGTCGTGAAGAACGCCAGGTACTCGCCATCGGCGTCGGGCTGCGTCCCGACGACGGTCCCGTTCGGGATGAGGACCTCGTCGGCCGACGTCTCGAAGGTGACCGTGCCGGTCGCGAAGGTCCCGGGGTCCCGGAACGTGGAGTACCGCTTCGCGAGCGCGTCCAGGTCGGAGGACTCGATGTACGAGTTCAGCAGCTCGAGGTCGACGCGCTCGGCGTCGACGCCGAGGTCGTCGAGGTCCTGCTCGGTGATCTCCTTGCCGGCGTAGTCGATGTACGCCGACAGCTGGACGGCGAGCGCCTCGTGCTGGCGCTCGCGCATCTCGGCGCTGAACCCGTCGTCCGTGATCGCCCGCTCGGGGCTGTTCGGACTGAAGTTCGTGATCGCCGACGCTGCCGCGATGGCGTCCCTGATGCGTTCGTAGATCTGCTCTTGTTGTTCTGGTTCAAGTACCATCGTGATCTCCTACAGTGGAAGGACGAACTCGCCGCGCTCGCCGGTCTCCGCGACCACGGTCAGCTGTACCTCGGCCGTCCCGGCGTCATCGGTACGTCTGACCTCGACGGGCTCGACGACTCGCTGGATCCGACCGTCGCGACGGGCGACGCGCTTCACGGCGATCTTGATCTCCTCCGCGAGGTCGGGCGTGAGCCGCTCGTGGAGCAGGTCGCCGAGTTCGAGCGTCGCTCCGAACGCGAGGTCGCGACCGAGGACGTCTTCGCCCTCGGCGAGCGCGAGCGAGCCGGCCCTCGTCTCGAAGTCCCAGCGGGCCCCAAACGAGAGCCCGCGGCCGTACATCTCCGCTTCGGTGGGGTCTGTGTCTGGCATGAAAAGCACCTCTCGTGGTCGACAGGCCTGCGTCAGCTCGACTCGACGTCGGCGCTCCCGTCGACGATCGTCCCGATCTGGTTCCCGGCGTCGTCCTCGACGGCGTCACCCTGGCGGGCGACCGGCTGCAGGTCGCCGTCCGGGTTCCCGAGGACGACCTGGCCCGAGTCGTCGAGCTCGACGACCAGGTCCGGGGAGCCGTCGCCGGCGCCGCTCGCGAGGCGCGCGAACGAGCCGTCGCCCGCGACCTTCACCGACAGGTCCCCGCGGCTGAACTGGACGTCGCCGACGTCGCCGATCGGGGCGCGGTCGTCGGGAGCGTCGCCGTACACCACCTGCGTGATGATCGGCTCGTCGCCGTCGCCGGCGAGGTACTCGACGAGGACGAGGTCGTTCGGCTCCGGGACCGTCAGCGCGCCCGACGTCGGGACGGCGATCGGGACGCGGTCGTGGCTCCGGATCTCGTGCGGGCCGGGCGGGATCGAGAGGTCGGCCTCGTGGTTCGAGGTGTCGTCGACGTCGCTGTGCGTGTAGACCTCCTCGACCTCGGCGATGCGCGGCATCCGGATCTCGTCCCGGATGACCTTCAGGATGCGAGCGCGCTCTGTGTTCTCGAGTTCTTCGTCAGTCATGGTGTTAGGCCTCGATGAGTCCCCCGAGGTTGCAGCGCGTGACGAACCCGCTCCTGGAGTCGAGGGTGTGTTTGATCGCGGAGACGAGGTACTCCTCGCCGCCGAGCGTCTCGGGCATCTGGACCGTGTCGAACGGCCGGATCGACTCGTTGCCGACCAGCTCGATCCAGCCCGACTTCTGCTGCGCCTGGAGGCGCTTGTGGATGGCGTCGGCCGCCTTCTGCGCCTGCTCCTGGGTCTGGATGTCGTTGTCCCGGAGCGTGAACCGCGGCGTGCCGGTGCCGGCCGTCGCGACGATCGGCGAGCTCGAGATCATGTACCGGTAGCCGAGGCCGCGCCGGGAGACGGGACTCGAGCCGATGACGCGCACGCTCTGGTAGGCGGGCGTCCGCTTCCCCGGGGAGGCGTCCCGGATCAGCTCGGCCTCGTGGCGCTCCGTCTCCGCCGCGATGTTCTCCGTGACGACGACCTCGTTCCCGGCGGACACCCACCAGGCCGCGTCGCCCCAGCGGGCGACCTTCTTCAGCACCTTGTCGCAGCGGGTCTCGTCGAACGACGGCGAGACGCGGACCTGCGGGAGGTCCACCTGGCCGGTGACGCCGGCCTCGGCGAGCGCGGCCTCGGTGATCTCGGTGATCGAGGCGCGGTTGTACGTCCCCGAGAGGGTGTTCAGCTTCAGGTCCGCGACGGCGTCGTAGCAGTTCAGCCGGATCCGCAGCGAGATCCCCGGCTTCGAGTTCCGGATCGTCCCCCGGAACACCAGCGTGTCGCGGAGGTAGACCTCGGCGTC